AGCAACATCAATCAATTCTTTATACAATCCCGGGCAACCGGGATTGTATTTTTTGTTTATTTTTTGTACTTATATAGTATGAACGTCACTTTAAATATGTTAAGGAAGGAGGTAACATATGCGAAATCGTAAATGTGTGTTCTGTAACTTCGTCACGAATGAGAAACAAATCTATTGTAGACATGTTGTTACAGAGCATAATGACCAAGTACCTGAAGACGTAGAAGTCCCATTAGAATATGCATATTCTTTAATGGTGAATAAACCAATGGGAAGATTATGTACTGAATGTCACAGTAACAATGTTCCATTCAATACAGCAACGCTTAAGTATGCACGATTCTGTTCAGATAAATGTAAACAAAAGTATGTCGAAACTGTTAAAGGTCGTATGAAAGATAAATACGGTAAAGAACATCTCTTGGATGATCCAGAGTATCAAGAGAAGATGATTAATGCTCATCCAAATGCTCGAGATTATGTTTGGGATGATACTCATACATTCCGTATTATCGGAACATACGAAGAGGATTTCATGAATAAACTTAAGAGTTTGAATTGGGATCCGGATGACATACTTGCTCCATCCCCACATATCATACGTTACAATTGGAAAGATGGTTCTGAGCATTTCTATATACCAGATTTTGAATTACCATCAATCGGTTTAATTGTTGAAATTAAACAGGGTAATTTCAATTCATCTTATATGGAACATAATCGTGAAATTGAAGCATTGAAAGATGCAGCAGCTCGTAATCTTTGTCAGGAAACAAATCTTCATTACATAAAGATTCTTGATAAAGATTATACAGAATTCATGCATGATTATGTCAAGTCAGATACTAATAGACCAGAATAATTTTTTTATGAAAGGAATGAAAAATAATGAATACAATGAATCAACAATTGTTATCTCAAATTAATGAGATTGAGTCAACTGTTCTTGAATCAGAACTCAATTGTTGTGCTGCATTATGTAATCACTATGTAAAAGTCATGACATTCATGGAATACGGTGATCCATCATATGAAGGCTTAACAGTATTCCAGGAGTCAAATTTGTATGTTGAAGCGGATGCTGCAACTGCTGATGCTCCAAAAGAATTTCCTAAGACAGAGAATGAATCTTTCATTACAAAGATCTTCAAATTAATCGGTAACTTCTTAAAGAAGATTGCTGATTTTATCTCAATCAATGTTAAGGGTATTTGGAATGTCGTTAAGAATGTATTCTCACATCCTGAATACAGAGCAGCTAACAAATACTTTGCAGCAAACAAAGATCAGCTTGCAGAGTTATATAAGAATCCTGAAAATCTGAAAGTACCTGGAAAGGTTCCTGAAGTTGATGATGCATCTGAAACTGAAACAAAATCAGAACCTGTAAAAGTTAAGGATGAAGTTACACCAACTACAACTGAACCAGCTGATACTCCGGTTAAGAAAGATGAACCAGTTAAAGAAACTGGAGAATATAAAATGTATCCATCAGCATGTGCGGCATGGAATTGGTTTGCTGCAGTTAAACGAACATGGGATGCTCTCGAGAAAGTATTCTCAGCTGCTTCAATTGATAAATTAAATTATCAGTCTGCTCTTAAAGATGCAGAAAATGCTGTATCAGATAAGAAGTATAAGAATATCCATGATAAGTATCAGGGTTCTCCAACGTTCATTCTTTCAAGATTAACAATGGAGATTGATACAACTAATCCACGCATCAAAGGTAAGACAAAGATCCAAGCTTTAGATTATCTTTCAAACGAAGCAAGAAAGTTCGGTGACTTAATGTCTAAGGTTGATGGAAAGCGTTTAGCTAAGACAATCCAGGATAAGTCATTCAAGAAAGATGAAACAGCGTTATATGATTCTTTAAAGGATTATGTAAAGAAGCTTCAGACAAGCATCAATGATTTCTATGCGTATATCGTTGATCTTACAAAGGATCTCAAGACACTCTGTAAGGAAGTTGAAGCACAGTTAGCTGCTGAAAATCCAAAGTAAACATAAGGAGGGATAAAGATGGATGTCAAACAAAAACGTGCTAATATAGAGAAATTTCTATATGGGTTATTATCTATCATTGATCCTTCTGGAGTTAACCTGAATAAGTATAAATCAATGTTTTCTAAAATGAGTGATCAAGAGTTTTCTCGTTGGATGGAATCATTCTTAGCTGATGACAAATCCAATATCAGAATTGATATTGAAGAATTCGGTAATGAGAAACGTAAGCTCAAATTTGAAAACGTTGAAAAAGCCGCTGAGTATGTTGGTATTCCATTATTCGAATATGTATATACTCCACATGTTTCAAGTAATAAGAATCATCCAGTTCGTACTCGTGAAAAAGTATTAGTTGGTTGGTTGAACATCAAACGACCACAACAGTTGGTTACTAAGAAAACTGGTTATACATTATCTGATACAGACAGAGACGAAATGTCAGGATCAGCTAAGGGTGAATCTCGTGGTGGTACAACAACCGGTATCGAGAATGAACTTTTAGCAGGTGTCGGAGCAGATAAGATCATCTCAGAAATTCTTGGTGTTCGTGGAGATAACGTAGCAGAATATGACAATATGCTTCAGGCTATATCTGAGACAGGTTCATTCCGTCTTGAAGATATCAAAACAAATCATTACGATAAACCAACACTGTTAAAGACAGATATACTTTTAATGGCTATGGGATTAAAGACAGACATAGTATCAGAATCATATTATTCTACAGCTACAATCCGCAAAGCCATTGGGGGTGTTAAGTAATGGCACTTGATACTCAAGGAATTCATTTAGCCGAAATAACAAACAGATTCCCAAAGTCATTTCAGGCTTTGGGATATGATGCAGTTTTAGATGTTGATGAGTATATGAAACCAAAACTCATTTCAACATTCCAACTCTGTATCAATACTATATTAACTCTGTTATTCATGAAACCTGGACAGTATCCTTCTATTCCAGATTTAGGAATTGATATTGAACAGTACCTCTTAGAATACTCAGATGATAAAAATATTCCGGCTAAAATAATTACTCAATTAAATGATCAATGTAATCGTCTTCAGATTACTGGAATATCATACAATTGTTATTTCGATAAAACATCTGAAGGAATTGATGCACTGGTTATTGATATAAGAGGAACTGAACGTGTTGCGTACGGTTCTGAAACAAATCATGCAATCATAGGAATCACATATGATAAACTCAATAGATTATATGTGAGACAATCATTCATTTAATTCTAAAGAAAGTAGGTATTAAAAATGAGAGTAAATATCGACGGTAAAGGTTCTCTTTCACTTATCGGTGGAAAGCTCCTTCCAATCAAGAACATTGAACTCACTGAACAGGAGATTCGTGCTTTAGCTATAATCTCAACAATCAGAGTTTATTCTGTTGAATCAGGTATGCTTATCAATGCATCAAACGTTGATAGCTTCTTCAAGACAGAAGATGAAGAACCTAAGGAAGTTATTGAAATTCCTTCAAAGTCAGCTGAAAAGGTTGAAACAACAGCTCCAGTTGCAGAGCCAGCTCCAGTTGTAGAAACAGTTGAAGAAGCTCCTACAGTAGAGGAATCAGTTGAAGAACCAGTTACTGAAGAAACAGAAGATGAAACTGATATTCCTGTAGCTGAAGAAGTAACAGCCGATGAAGAAGAATCAGAATCAGTTGAAAAACCAGTTAGTGGAGATGAAGTAGAACCAGTTGAAGAAGCTCCACGTTCAAAGAAGAATAAGAAGAGAAAGTAATTATTAAAGGGGAATCATTATGATTATAACTGAACAAGAATTCACGGAAGAAGAAGTATATTCATTATTCCAAGAAGCTGTTACAGATCCCCGAAATAATTTACTAAGAGAAGCAATTGTGAACCCAGTTATTGATGTATTATCTACTCCAGAAGGTAGAAACGAATACATCAAACTGGGGAATCAATTTCTTGAAGTTAACGCTGAAATGTTGGCTAAAGAGTATCCGACTAAAGCTGTTACATTCCCACGTTTATACGTAGATAATGTAATTAAGTTATTTGGATTCTCTTTACAATCACTGAAGAAAACAGTTGTTGAAGTATTAAAAGAAGTTGGTATGAGTGATTTTAAGACAATCAACTCTACACCAACTAATGTACTGCATACAGTAGTATTATCATATTCTGATATGATATTAGATAGAGAACTCAGAGATTCAGCCCGTCATCAGACGGGTCTGACAATTTACAATCTTATGTTCAATAAATACTTTGGTCATGTTTATAATGAATCTGTTATGGCATATACTTATATGAATCTTAACGGAACATGGGGATTGGTAAAATCCGAAAACATAATCAATTGGATTGGATCTATGGTTGATACGAGTTATGGTTTCTACAAAACTAAACTCACAATCAATATGACTCCAAAAACAATGGTTGAATATTTGAATCGTTTAAGATCATCATTCAATCAGAGTATGAAAACTTTATGTGATAGATTCCGTAAAGATATGGCAGAAGGACATATGGTTGGTGCTGATACTGACGGTAATACTGAGTATGTCGAGATTAATAACTTCTCAACAATTCGTGATAACATTTTACGTTTAATTCGTAATGGGGATCCGACGTATACAAAACAAGGAGATTTCTATGCAGGAATGGCTCGATACAAAAATGTCAAGTGTCAAGATCTTTATGATTTAGCACAAGCATTTGAATATCCTGACATCGGTACTTTGATTGATATCATACTATATGTATTTATCATCAAAGAAGGAAATACTCTGAATGATATTAATACCACAAAATATGTTGGTAGAATATCAAACTTCCCAACGGCTGTAGACCGAGCAATCCAGGGTAAACCTATCATAGATCCGTTCTCACAGAAATATGATGTAGACCCAAGTATAATGAGGGCTTACATCTGTTTGGTTGCTACATATATAATGTATAAAATCAATGATGTAAAACCTGAGTAAATAAACATTAAAGGAGTGAATTAAAATGTTAAAATCAACTCAGACGAATAAGTACGAAACTGCTTGTTTTATTCAAGAAGCTCCTACGATGAATGAGATTGCACCGGGTGAACTTAAAGTACTCAAGACTATAGATGGTTTTCCGTATGCAAAGTTCAGAGCAACAGTTCAGACATACGGCTGTTACAATCGTATGCATCGTAACTACGATATGGGAAATGTTTCTTCAGTCGTAAGAGGAGATGAACGTATCACAACTCTTAAGAGAAACAATCAGTGGAGAGGTGAGTGGAATCACCCAAATCCGGATATCAAAGGACAGGAATATTCTGATATCAGAATGACAATTCCTGAACCAACCAGAACAAGTCATTTCTTAAATAATGACGTATTTGCTGATAACAGAATGACATGTGAAATCACAACTCATCCTAAGACTGAGAGTGGTAGAGCATACTCATCTGAAATCATCGATCTCGGAGCTATCCCATCATACTCAGTTCGAGTTCTTGGTGTAGCAATTCCAAATGCTCCAGCAGGACAGGCAAACATTCGTGTTACAAAATTCATCACAGCCGATGCAGTTGACTTCCCGTCTCATCAGCAGGCTGAAGCTGATATCAAGCGTATTCAGGAATCATGCAATGTTATCTTCTTAA